CGCCCTCGACGCCGAGATCCTCCCACATGGTACCGAATAGCGCGACGCCGACCTGATTCTGAGCGAGAGGATCGTCCATTTCAAAGAGCGCCTTACTAACCTTACCTAACGCGTTTCGAGCGTCCTCGCCGCCCCTAGCAAATTCCGCAGAGGTAGCGGCGGCGTTTAAGCCGAGAGCCTCGAAAGCCTTAGCGGTACCGTCGGATCCGTCCTTAGCGCGGATACCAAACTCTTTAACGGCGTCGCCGAGCTTATCGACGGAGAAAGTACCGTTTTCGGCACCGTTAACGAGCATATTAAACATTTCCTCGGCCCCGATACCCATATCGGAGAAATGTACGGCGTACTCGTTAATCGTATCCAGGAGGTCGCCGTTTTTATTTAAGCCATTTTGGGCGCCCTGAGCGATAAGGTTATAAGCCTCCTCAGCGCTTAAGCCGTACTGATCCATAAGCATTTTAGCGGATCGAGTAGACTCGTTAACCTCAAACTCGAAAGTATCGCGTAACAGTAAAGCGCGTTCGGTAGTTTTCTCTAACTCCTCGCCGCTCAGCTTAGTATTTTGCTTAACGGTCGCCATAGACTCGGCGACGTCCTGGATATTCTCGCCGAAATTATTCGCGTAAACGCGCTCCATAGACTCGTTAAGAGCGTCCATTTCCTCGGCGGAGGCTCCGGTCTGAGTAACCAGGGTATTAAAGGCCTTATCGAAATCGGTAGATAACTTTAGAGCATATCCGCCAATAGCCAACGCCGCGCCACCGACTACGGCCGCGCCGGTCTTAAGAGTCTCGAAAGCGCCCTCGGCCTTTTCCTTAAAGTCGCTTAACTCTTTCTCGGCGTCCTTGACGGCCTCTTTATACTCCGAGGTAGCGTCCTCGGCGTTTTTAGTACCCTTAGAGACTTTCTTAAGCGCGTCCTCGGTCGTAGATAACTCGTTACCCATATCCTCGAGAGACTTTTCAGTCTGCATAATTTCGCGCTGAAACGCTCTAAGCTGATTTTCGGCGATCTCGCCGCGCTCAAACTGAGCGATAACCTGAGCCTCGGCCTCTTTAAGAGTATTAAGTTTTTGGGTAGTTTCGGCGATCGCGCTCTTTAAGATATCCTGTTTCTGAGCGAGTAACTCCGTATTAGTAGGATCAAACTTTAAGAGTTTGGTTACTTCTCTTAATTCGACCTGTAAAGACCTGGATTTCTTTTCGGTCGATCCGAGCGCCTTGTCGAGTTTCGTAGTATCGCCGCCGATCTCGACGGTAATACCTCTAATCGCCTTATTAGCCATACCTTAACCCTCCTTTCCGAATTTATCGCGTAACTTATTACGATCCGGCTTAGTCTGCTCTAAAAGCCACGCGTTTTTTAGATACTCCTCGCCCTTTTCCGTCTGACTCATACGGTAAATAAAGGCGTCGCGCCGGAACGTCAAATAGTCGAGATAGTCCAACTCCTCGACCTCGAATATATTTAGGCCTGTATACTCGGATACGAGCTTTTCCCAGGCCGTAGTAACTACGTAATCGTATCCCTTATCATCGTCCAGGGGATAATAAGGGATTTTCAGTTTTTTGAGGCGATTACCTCGTCGATAAACTCCATATAGGCGGTAAAGAAAATAATTACGTCCTCAAAGTCGAAAACGCTCTCGAGAAACTCCTTAGTAATCTTAGCGCCGGTCTTATTACGACTCATAATCTTAGCGCAAGCCTCGAAAAGATCGTCGGTATCGGCGTCGTTAGCGCCGTCCTCCGCGATCTCGTCTAAGCTAGCTTTCATCAGGGTAAGATCGTCCATAATCGCTTTAGTAGGAGTACCGACGAAAATAGTCGTCTTATTTTCGTCTGCAAAAGTGACGGGTAAATACTGCTTTTTAACAGTATTGAAATTGAGCGCCTTAGCCATTTTCATAACCTCCATAAATTAAAAATAGGACGGAGGCGTTTTACCGCCCCGTCCTAGCAATGAGCCTATTAACCGGCCGCCTTAGTCATTTCCTCGACGTACTCGATCAGAGTACCCTCGTCGTCCTGAGGCAGAGCCTTAAACTCGGCGTTAATAACGGTCTCCTTATCCTTAGCGAAAGCGATCGCTAAGCCGCCCTGGTTAACACCGCGAACAACGACCCAAACGTCGCCGTCGACCTTATCGATATGGTGGAAACACAGCGCGTAAGACTTACCGTTATGATTACCGACGCCGCCGATCTTAACGGTACGGATACCGGTAGTCTTATCCTCGGTAACGCGAGCGGTAGAACACAGCTTTTCTAAGGTCTTACCGTTCCAGGTTAAAACGCCGGACTTTAACAGGACTTCCTCCTCGGTAATAATGGTCTTAACCACCTTACCGGTATCGTCCTTAGCCTCGTACCAGGTACCGGTATACTCCAAAGTAGCGCCGCCCTGGATACGACCTAACAGATCCGCCTCGTCGTCAAAGTCGGAATACTTAGGCATAGTACCCTCGTACTCCTTACATAACAGATTGCCGGAGCCGAGAGTAATAATCTCGGCGTCTCTCTTAATGTCAGACATATTACGCCCTCCTTACTTTTCAATGAAATTAAAAGTATATACGACCTGGTATAACTGCTCCTCCTGGATCCAATAACGGTCGTCCTTATCGTACTCGCGACCCAATTCGTCGAATTTAGCCTCGATACGAGCCTCGGCCTCAGGATCCGGAAACTCAGAATATACCTCGATCGTATACTCATGCTCTTTTAACAGATTTAATCCGTCGGCACCTCTACGCGTAAAAGAGTCGTGATAAACCGCGTAAGTAGTCTTAGGAGGGTTAATAAACTGAGTTTCGTCGAAAGTTTCGCCCTCCACGAAACCGGCGCCGGTTAAAATTTCCTTAACCATTTTTAATAACCTCCTCGACCGCCTTAAGATAGTCCTCGATAATAGGATCGCTCGCCTTTTGGATAAAGTGAGTACCCCTAGTACGACCGCCGTCTCGCAGAGCGTGACCCTTTTCGAGTAAGTGACTTAAGCGATAGTCGGATCCTTTAACGTACCACGTAAAAGATACGGATCTATCGCTCTCGTCCGTTTTCTTACTAGAAATGGAGTCTCGGTAATGCTTTTGACGTCTACCGACCGGAGCGGTCGCCTTAGTCTCCTTTACCAAACGGGACATACTGGATTTAGCCTCTTTCTTAATCCCCTCGATTACGTTCTCGCCGTAAAGAGTTAACTCTCGAGCGACGGCCTCGCCTAACTCGTCGATACCGATCGTATGATTACTCAATACGATACTCCCAGGATCTTAACGGTCTTATGTTGTAACATAAAATCGTCATAATCCTTAATGTTATACGGGACGTCCTGGTAAAGGATCCGGTAACTCTGTAAGTTAAGGCTAATATCCTCGAGACCCTTAAAGTATCTTACCTCGAAAGTAAGACTCCTCTTAGCCTGGATCGCTCCGGCGCTCAGGTACTCGTTATCGGCTTTCGCCTTGTTAATACTAGCGTGGATCTTAAACAGATCGTCCCACCGTTTCGCCTTTTGGTTAAGTTTTTGGATCGTAATAGGTCGATCGTAAGGTCTACTCATTCGATCCCCTCCTTAACTCGAGGCGTAACTGTAAAGAGAGGTCGTCGACTAATTTCCGGGTATTACCGGAGACGGTCGAGTTTAACCCTCGGTTATCGTAAAGGTCGGAGATAATAATTAAGGCTAATTCCTTAGATCTCGGATCCTCGACGGGATAACTTACGCCGATAGATCCCTTAAGGTAGGCGTCGGCGGTCTTAATCGCTCTCTCGATATTCTTATTAACCATATCGTCGGCGTAATCGATACCGAGATAAGCGAGTACCTCCTCGACGCTAACGACCTGAGTAGCGGTATCCATACCGTCGCCCTCCTTATCGGTTTAAGATAGCGGAAACGATATCCGCCTTAAGATTATTCATAGAGACGCCCTCGACCCCTAACTCCTCAGCGAGGACGAGTAACTCCGCTTTAGTCATAGCGGTTAACTCGCCCTCGCTATAAGTACCGGCGTTATCCGAGTCGGCGAGGGCCATTATTCCCCCACGGTAGCGGTATCGATATAGCCGTAGACGTAAGCGTCAGCGTCCAGGGACTTATAATCGTCGCGCAGAATAGCGCGGATCAGAGTCATATTCATAGCGAAAGCGTTAAAGTCGCCGATAACGGCCACGTCAGACGCCTTTAAGCTCATGGACTGACGGTTATACTTACGGATACCGGCCTTTAAGTCACCGATAACAAAGGGGATCTTAGTACCCTGAGTAGCCATAGCCTTATTAGGCACGACCTTAACAGGGACGACCACGGTACCGCAACGCAGAGCCAGGCGAGCGGAGTCGGTAGGATCGGGATTCAGCAGAGGACGGCCGTTATTATCGACCAGGGTATCCAGGTAATTCAGACCGTCGTCGTTAGTGATGATCTTAGCACCGGCCTTATAAGCCTGACCCAGGGTAACGTTAACGGCGTGCTTAATACCGGCGATACCGTCCAGGGCGACCTGAGCCTTAGCCTTAATAATACCCAGGATCTTCTCGTTAGCGGTCGCGATATTAGCGCGAGCCAACCACTCGGTAACGATACCGGTAATATTAGCGTCGGAGTCGTGGATCAGGTCGTTAGAGACGGGCATAAAGCCTGCACGATCCTGGATCGCGTAAGTCACGCGCTCAAACTGAGGAGCGGCGATCTTCTTAGTGATAGCGCCGTTCTCGTCCAGGTCGACGAAAGCCTCAGTATCGGCCTTTTTCTGATAGGTACGAGCGCCCTTATTAGTGGAGACGTTCTCGACGGAGATATCGTCCAGGAAGCTATAACGAGCCTCGGGCCACTTCTCGACGCGAGTCACGATATCCTCAGGGACGGTATAACCGCCGTCGGCCTCGACGGACTCCTGTAAGTCCTTATCGGCGACCTTAGACATGATAGAGCGGATCTCCTTAGCGACGATCTGCTCGCCGGTCAGCTCCTTAACCTCAGGCTCGCCGGTACCGGCGTGAGGCTCGGCGCCCTCGATACCCTCGGCCTTTTCAGCCTCATAGATACGCTTTTCGGCCTCAAACTCGGCCTTTAAGACGTCGACCTCGTCCATAATAGCGTTAGCCTTAGCGACGTCCTTATTTTCGCCCTCGGTCATAAAACCCTTAG